TTCCGAAGGTTTCCAGCTCTTCTCCTGAGACGGGACGAGCCGCAGACTGCTGAAGGAGTGTCTGTGAGGGCAAGTCGTACATGAGAACTCCTAGAAATGTCTGACAAAAGAAGTACCATGCACCGAAACCGCATGGGAAGAAACGGTCTGATTGACGCCAAGGAGGCGGCTAAGCTTCTCGAGGTTGGTGTCCGACAGGTTCACCGCTACACCCGCAAAGGTATTCTAGCAGCCTACCACCCCGAAGGTAGCAAGCCCGGACACCCTCAGCTCTACCAGCTTGAAGAGGTGCTGGCGTGGGTCAGACATCGGGACGAAAAGCTCAACATCCGCAAGGTCTACGCCACCGCCGTTCGAGCTGAAGCCATCGCTCAATCCAACCGGAGGGAGATCAACCGCCTTCGGATGTGCATGGGCTACAACCTAATACCGGTCGAGTACGATGAAGCTTCGGTCAAAGAGCTCTGCCTCAAAGCCGAGTATGCCCTCGAGAATCCACCGACGGAGGTCGTCGAGGTTGTCGAATGGGCCAAGCTCTTCTTCGGTATCCACAAGGAGTTCTTTCAACTCGCCGAGCTCTATACCGACAATCCCCAGCCATGGCGTTCCTTCCTTGCACTTGGTGAAGTGGTACAGAAGAACTGCCCGTTCAGTCGGATGAGCTACGACAAGGAGCTTGAAGCCGCCTACGGTTACTTCGGCGCTGCTCGACGAAACCTGGGCTTCGCCATCCATCTCTTCATCACGCTCCGGGAGGACCTGGCTGCAGCCAACAAGGTCTTCCCTGAAGCCGAGACGAACATCTACGAACGATTGATTAGCCACATTCATCTACCTATCCCTGATCCTTCGGACCCTGATACTCACTGATGGGATTGCCCTCCTCATCTTCCCTACTCGGGGACAGGATGTCGGGACGCTGAAACATCAGCATCGATACCAGCCAGCAGTACAAGAAGCTGTGGAATGAGTCGTCAGGGTTGCCCTGACGGTGGTCATACACAATCATCCTGAGCTTCTCATTGTACTCGGAGTAGATGTTCAACATGTCGGTTGCATGAGGTTTGTGGAAGTCCTCCCACCGTGGGAACTCACACTTCCCCTTCTTGATGGCATCGAAGATGGAGCCCATCACCTCAGAACGGTGAGCCTTCCATCGTCCCATCTTCCCGTCGTAGGCCAACCGGGCGTTGATACGCGCCATGTACTGGAACTTGTGAACCCGCTGTGGTCCGAACTCCCGCAGGAGGCGAGAGTTCAACCCGAACCCGAAGCCCCAGTCAGCACCGATGAGCTGCACGTTGAACCGGCGCAGCATCTCGATGATCTTCACTATCTGAATCTCAGGGTCTGACTCCTCACCTACGTACCGATGCATGTAGATGACTCGAAACTTCATGTCGATGTAGGTAGCAATGGTAAGCACGGTGTAGGCTGCATCACCCGTGCCCCAATCGATGCCAGCGAAGAAGGGCTGAGCCAGAGACTTTGGACGGATCTTGTCCAAAGTCTTCTCGTCCATCCGGTAGTCCTTACAGCACGCTCGAATCTGCGCCTGCGTCAGAGGACGGAGCCCTGACTCATAGCTGATGCCCAGGACCTCGTTGAAGAACTTGTCTCGGGGATACCGCTCGTAATCGAGCAGGATTTCGTTCCAGTCCTTCCAGGGCACCATGAGCTGTGGAATGCGGTAGCTCTCGAATGGCGCCTTGATGGGGTCCCACGCTACTTGCCACGCCCACTGCGCCCGCTCGTGCATCGGATCGATGTACTTGCCGCACTTGGCACAGATGGTCCCCTTCCTCCCGATGTTCTTCTCGCCCAGGATGTTCCAGTTGTTGCACCCATCACACGGTACAACCCACTCACCCTGCGTACTCTGATTACCTCGATACTCCTCGATGATGTTGTCTAGACTCTTTGGCGTGCCTGCATAAACGAACCGCTTCATGTTCGACGGCGCGTGTGCAGTACACTGCTCGATGACTGGGATGTTGTCCCTCAGGATGTCCTGAAGCTCATCGAGCTGTAGCATCCAGGCCGGGATACCTCGAGCGCGGTCGGCGTTGAGGAACGCGTACCGCATGGTGATCTTCGAGCGGTTGATGAACTGCTTCTCCAAGATGTTCTGCGAAAGCATCTTGGTGGTGAACCGCTTGAGCGTTGGGCTGGTCTCAATCGGCTCCTTGATACGGTCGTTGCTGAAGGTCTTGGTCTGGGTGGCAGAAGGACTGACGTACAACACGCGGTACGCCTGTATCAGGCTCATGTAACATAGAGCCTTGTTCCCCAGCATGGTCGACTTCTCGACCTGCCTGGCGCAGAACAGCAGTACGCGGGTGGCTGCAGTGTCGTAGGGACGGTAGAGATGCTTACGTCCGTCAAACGAGAACTTCTCGTAGGTCAGCCCATCTGCCGTCGGCATCTTGAAGACGCCATTGGTGAACAAGGAGGGCTTGATTGGCGTAGGCTTGGGAGCCTTCTTCTTAGCCTCACGGGTTCCAAATCTCCTCCTCGTACCAAGTATCGTCGTATGGGTCCTCGTCACCTTCCTCAACTTGAGGTAGGTTACTGTAGTCAATGGCTGGTTCACCCACGGACGATCTCCAAGAGACTCAGGACCCAATCGAAGCACTACAACAAGCCTGGAGCTGGTTGAGTGCTGGAGGTCCACACTTCAATGGTGGGTACACCATGAACACTGATGCTCTAGCGGGGCAGCACCGAGCCTCCTTCGGCTTCAGTGAAACGCCTCCGAAGGAACTACACCGCTGCGTCAATGGAATCATCCGTGGTGTCATGAAGGAGTGCGGTTGGAGCGCCAAGTACTTCAAGTACAACAAGCGCTCACTCGAGTTCACTCTTGTGCCGTGGCCTCTGTGGAAGCAGAAGGAGGACCAGCTCGTGCGAGAAGAGTACCGTCAAGCTGCTCGAAAAAGGCGTGCAGGAACTCATCTGGGTCCAGTAGGTGGCCGTACCCCCGAGCCTTGAACCACCATGACGCTACCTCTTTGGTGTACTTCGCTATCAACCGAGGTGCCTCCGCCTCGAAGTAGGTCCTGGCAGTAACATCGAGCGCCTTCGGGAAGTCCACAAGCCACCAATTCCGTAGCCCATGAGCCTTCTCTGGATCAACTGTCCTGGGAAGGAAGAAATGGACCACCAGGTTCTGAATGCCATTGCGGTCTGTCTCCATCCGAAACTCCACCCGGAAGAAGTTGTAGTCCGCCTGCTTGAAGAACACTGGCTCGGGAGCCATCATGCCCTCTTTCCCCCACACCTTGGCTTCCTGTACAGGAATGTTCGACTCGTCGAACTCGTCCGGGACCACATAACGCTCAGTCATCCTCCTCCTCGTTCCTTTCACGTAGTAGCTGCATGTCTGACGTATGATGTCCCTCACTCAAGACCTCTACCATTGGTGGCTGACTCGCGTCGGTGTCGAGTAGCATCACTGCAAGGTCTCGGTTGAGCTCATCGTCGGGACTGCCAATCATCTCCATGACCTCCCCCATGTTCTTCGCCACCAGCGAGAATCCGAGCGCCTGGGATGGAGATTGAGGACCAGGCACGGACATCACCTGCTGCGCTCGAATCAGCGATGAGACCATAGCCGACTTGGCTATTCGTGCAGTGTCTACATTCGTGGGCATGTAGCCATACCGCATCTGGTTCATCATCCCTGCCAACGGAAGGATGGGAGAGTGCACTGCAGCGTACCGAGGGTCCAAGTAGGTCGCCTGCCTCATCGCCTCCCGCTGCTTGACGTTGATGGTCTCGTCACCATCGTCAACCATGTTGTCTATTCGCATCCGAAGCAGCGCACGCATCTCGGTAGAGTCCACCAGCTCCAGATTGAAGAAGAAGTGACTGTACCGCTGCAGTACCTCCGGTGTAGTGGGGTAGCCCATGTGCGTGAGCCGAGCACAGATGAGCTTCGGGTGGTCCTGTACTAGCAGCATCGCCTCCACGGCTTCCTTCGCCCTGGCCTTGTTGAGCATCTTGATGGCCGCTAGCGTGGTCT